GCCCAGTGCTTGTAACAGGCAAATCCGATATATATGAAGAGGAGCTATATGAAGTAGTAACCTCAGACGGTCAAATTATTGAATGTGATGGGGGGCACCTTTGGACGGTTAGATTTGGGTCTGGCCGACCTTATGAAACGTTATCGACATCCGAGATTTTAGAAAAGCTTGAGACAGAAAGTTGGCGTAGATTAGGTAACTTGCCAATGCTGCCCCCTCAATCTGCTGCGCTCTACCCACACAAACCGCTGCCTATTGATCCATATGTTTTGGGGGTTTGGCTTGGTGATGGTAGTAGTTGTGATGGTTCTGTGGGGTGTTCATTTAAAGATATGTTACAGATGCGGGCGCAAGTTGAGGCATGTGGGTATCAGACAACACATAACCCCAAGTTTCAAAAGTTTAATGTGCTTGGGTTAATACCTGCACTGCGCGATTTGAAGCTGCTCAAAAATAAGCATATCCCGGAAGACTACCTTTGCGCATCTGTAGAACAACGTAGGTCCTTGCTTCAAGGTTTAATTGACACCGATGGTGATGTGACTAGAGAAGGTAAGGTTACTTTCAACCAAACAAACCTTGGCTTAATGGAACAAGTGTTATGCCTTGTGCACTCTCTCGGGGTAAAGGCGCGTATAACCCAGCGCCAAACATACTATAAAGGCGCTCCTAGTCAACCCTCATACCGGCTTATGTTCAAAATGGCGGGCGCTGCGCGGCTACCTCGTAAGGTTAATCGTTGTCGTGACTTGGAGGGTAACTGGAGCCGGTCAATCGACATTAGAAGAACAAATCGAAAAGGTTTTGTAAGGTGTCTTGAAGTAGCTAATGAAAATGGATTGTTCATGGCGGGTAAAGGCTGGGTTGTTACTCATAATACCAAGTCAGAATTTGCATCATACCTACTGCCGTCATGGTTTTTAGGTAAATACCCCAACAAAAAGATCATTCAAACCAGCCACACGGCAGAATTGGCTGTTGGTTTTGGTCGGAAGGTGCGTAACTTGGTGGACTCCGACCGGTATAAAGACCTATTTCCTGAAGTGGCACTGCAGGCTGACTCTAAAGCAGCAGGGCGATGGGCTACAAACCACGGCGGAGACTACTTCGCTATCGGTGTTGGCGGTGCTGTTACCGGTAAAGGTGCGGATTTGCTCATTATTGACGACCCGCACTCGGAGCAAGAGGCTGCATTGGCCGAGATGAACCCGGAAATATACGATAAAACCTACGAATGGTACACATCTGGCCCTCGTCAGCGGCTACAACCAGGCGGGGCTATCGTGATCGTCATGACCAGGTGGTCTAAAAAGGACCTAACCGCCCAAGTATTGAAGGCTGCGACGCAGCGCGGGGGTGACGACTGGGAAGTTATCGAATTTCCTGCATTATTTGACTCTGGTGAGCCGCTATGGCCTGAGTTTTGGTCTAAAGACGAGCTAATGGCGCTAAAAGAAGAGTTGCCTAACGCTAAATGGATGGCTCAGTACCAGCAGAACCCCACATCTGAGACATCGGCTATCGTCAAAAGGGAATGGTGGAAGATTTGGGAGAAAGAAAGCCCACCGATGTGCGAATTTACCCTTATGGCGTGGGATACGGCGTTTGAAAAAACCAATCGCTCAGATTATTCAGCATGTACACTGTGGGGTGTGTTCTATCAACCAGACGATAACGGGGTAGAACAAGCTAATATCATACTGTTGAACGCGTTTCGTGAACGGATGGAGTTTCCTACACTGAAACGGCGGGCGATTGAAGAATATAAAGAGTGGGAGCCGGACTCAATAATCGTGGAAAAGAAGGCTTCTGGTGCACCCCTAATATACGAGATGCGAGCTATGGGGATACCCGTGCAAGAGTACACTCCGTCGAGAGGCAATGACAAGTTCAGTAGGCTTAACTCTGTGGCGGATCTGTTTGCTTCGGGAAGGGTCTGGGCGCCGGATAGGAGCTGGGCGGAGGAGGTCATAGACGAGGTTGCGAGCTTCCCTAGTGCGGAGCATGACGACTATACCGACTCGGTATCACTGGCACTGATGAGGTTCAGAAAAGGTGGGTATATACGCACCGCGTTGGACGAGGAAGAAGAGCAGACTTATTTTAAACGACGGGTGGAGCCTTACTACTGATGGACAATACGTTTGATGATTTGACATCATTTTTACAATGGTGGTTATCTACAAGGCATATCAATACACCTAACATAGAGCCTATTACTTTTGCGGGGCAATTGAATGGGGTTGTGTTGTATAGACAGGATAATTACCAAGTGCAGTTATTTATAGTACAACCTAATAGTGTAATAGAACCTCATATACACCCTAATGTTGATTCTTATGAAGTGTTTGTAGGAGGGGACATTAACTTTATGTGTGATGGGCAATGGATGGAGCAAAAAGACATAGGCAGATATTCAAGAGTGACACCATCTACCCCACATGGGGGTACCTTTGGGGAACGTGGAGGGTGCTTCTTGTCAGTACAAAAGTGGTTAAATGGAGTGCCACCTACGTCTGTAGGATATGACTGGCATGATACAAACAACAATACAACGGGCACTGCTTATAAAGCAGCGGAAGTAACTACTAGGGGATAATATGTCAAATATGTACAAAGAAATAGAGGTTAAGTCAGTAATAACTGACAAACTAATAGACTATATATCCCACGCTAAGGATGAATTTTGGGTCAACTATTACAATTTCAAGGCTTTACTAATACCGGTTACGATCCTAGCAAGCGACCCGTTATTCGAGGTTCTGGCAACTAAATACAAGTTTCACGCTGGAGTGCTACGCATGGACCCCTACACTTGCTATAACTGGCATACAGACACTAATAGGCGTGTGGGTATTAATATGCACCTTAAAGACAATGGGGATAGCCAGTGTATGTTTTTGGATGGGGATCTAGCAGTTACGTGTAAATTTAAAGAATTAAAGTACGAACCTAATACCTATTACATATTTAATACTACAATACCCCACATGGTGGTGAACAACTCGGGCTATAGATACATACTAAGTATTGAATTTTTAGGTGAGTCCAGTTGTTTAACTTTTGAGCAATTATGCGCAGACTTTGAGGTGTAACTTATGGCAATTGATAAAGCATTGAACCAGCTTCCGCTTGGACTAACAGAAAACGATTTGAAGGTTGCCCAAAGTGTGCAGCCAGATATTGAGATCGAAATAGAAGATCCAGAAGCCGTACGGATTGGTGTGGACGGTATGGAGATTGAGTTTGAGAAAGACGGTGAAGAAGACGACGAGTTTAATGACAACCTAGCTGAGTACATGGGCGATGGTGAGTTACAGTCTTTAGCCAGTGACTTAATAAGCGATTATGACGATGATGTGTCATCCCGCAAAGATTGGATACAAACCTATGTAGACGGACTAGAACTACTAGGTATGAAAATCGAAGAACGTGCAGAACCATGGGAAGGCGCATGTGGCGTGTACCACCCACTATTAAGCGAAGCACTGGTCAAGTTCCAAGCCGAGACTATGATGGCTACGTTCCCAGCTATGGGTCCTGTCAAAACCATAGTTATAGGCAAAGAAACGCAGGATAAGAAAGAAGCAGCCGAGCGCGTGCAAGAAGATATGAATCATCAGTTGATGGACGTGATGAAAGAGTATCGCCCTGAGCATGAGCGCATGTTGTGGGGCTTGGGCCTATCAGGCAATGCGTTCAAAAAGGTTTACTACGATCCGCACTTACAAAGACAAGTTTCTATGTATGTACCAGCGGAAGACATCGTGGTGCCATATGGCGCAAGTGACTTGGAATCTGCAGAACGTGTGACCCATGTGATGCGCAAGACTGAGAACGAGCTGACACGGCTACAAGTGTCTGGGTTCTATAGAGATGTGGACATTGGCGCACCCAACAATGTGCTGGATGAGGTTGAGAAAAAGATCGCTGAGAAGCTGGGCTTTAGAGCTACATCAGACCACCGCTACAAAATACTTGAGATGCACGTCGAGCTTGACCTGCCGGGGTACGAGCATAAAGACGAC